CCGTATGCGCCCCGCCGTATAGGTGAAAATCGGCGCGAGGGGGGTGGGGGCCAAACTCGCGCGCGCCACGCGCGAAAAAAAAATCCCGCCCCGAAAGCCAAAAAACTTTTTTTAAAAATTTTTTTTAACTTTTTAACTTTTCCTAGAATTGTCTTGCTTTTTAGCAATCACGCAGCACCGTTTAAAATAATGGCAAGCCTCTATCCGATCCGACTCCGCAACCTTTCCGCCTCCCGCCAAAACCGCTGGGCATCCTTTATGGTGCCAAAGAAAACACTCGACATTGTTGGCATCCACAGCAAGGCCGGAATTGCAAAACCTACATCCTGGCTCTGGCAGCGCGGTGCAAATGTCGGCGACCAGGTGCGGATGTGGCTCCGGTGTGACTTACAAGGGCATGAGCTCACTGAGATTGACCTTGCCGACTTTCGCGACGTTGCTGACGTAGCCTCGCTGACATCCGGTGTGCGCTTTGACTGGCTGCTCGATGATCCAGCTAAGACGATTTTGCAACTGACCGTCGATGGCGCGAGCTACCCGCTAAACTTTGATTCGGTCACCGAGGCTGGCGAGCTTGTATCCGTGTTCCGATTTCGGGCCGCAGGTCTCGGCCTTGAGGCGGTGGCCTACGTCACGGTGCCGGTTGACTCAGATGTCTATGATGTGCAGGGCTACGTCGTCGGATGCAACCCGCAATCGAGTAGCTTTGTCAAGTCTTGCACACTAGCCATCACGCACGGGCAGGGCCATGCACCGCACCTGATTAAAAGCCTAGGTCAGTCACAGCCCGTAGCAGGTCGCGCACCGCATGTGCTGCTTTCCGCTGGCACGCTGCCCGATGGGTTTGGGTTGCCGTTCTTTTTTTCGATCATTGCAGAGCCAGATGGCAAGCAGGATCTCGACTACTCGTTACGTGCTACAAGCGCACAGGCGGCTCTCGGTGGGCCGATCCTAGCTTTGGCTGGCACCAATTGCTGGATGGGCCACATTGGTCCGCACGGAGCCTCAGTGCCCTACGGTGCGAAGCCAGTATTGCCACGCGACACGGGCTTTGTTGACGCGCTGCGCGATGTCTGGGCCGGTCGGCCCTGGGCCAATGCTCGCAGCAGTGGCCAGACGGGCGACCAAGGATGCTTCGGCAGAATCAAGGCTTTGCATCTTTTCGCCGGTGCAGACCCAGCCGAGATCATGCCGCTGCGATACGGGTCAACTGACTACTGGGTCCGAGCGCATCACATGCTCGACGCAGACGGACTACCGCTACCGTGGTCGATGACCGATGCAGAGCGCAAAACATACGAGACCCAGCCGTTTTACAGGACAACTGGGAGTGCTTGGAAACAGGGGGTGGAAAACGGTTGGGCTCCTTACGGCTACGATCACGAACGCGGTGGACTTGATCCGCAGCATCGCGGCAACCTTTACGCGCCGACCGCTGCTGCTGTCATCGGTGACTTCATCTCAAAGGACGAGTTGGACTTCTTGCTTGCCATTGAGTGCCGCGACACGCGCCACGGTGGCCAAGGCGATGGCAGCATCGAGGCACCTCGAGCATCTGGCCGACTATTGCAGGAGTGGGCGCACTGGTGGATCTCGGCAAACGAAACGCAGCGAGCGCACCTAGAGACATTGGCTGACCGCATGTTTGCCATCGTCGAAAGTCAACCAACGTGGAAGGTGGCCGGACCCGTCAGGGTCACGCAAGCCATCTCGAAATACGAGGGCAAGAATCCTCTGAGAAACACCACCAACCCAGACCTCGGCCACGACGCATGGATCCCGTGGCAGGAATCATTCTTGGTTGATGGGTTGACGGCATGGGCGATGATCTGGCAGCGCACCAGCCAGTATGATAAGATGAGCAAGTATCTCGCGCACGCAGTCAGCATTGCAAACACAGTGGTCGATCAAGGCATCATCGAACATCCAACTTGGGGCGCGGTGGTTGTGACCTACGCCAAGTCCAATCTAGGAGGTGATCCGAATCCGTCTGCTTACTTCACTTTGCCGAGAGCAGGAGCAAAAACGACGTTGGAGGGTGATGCCGACATGATCTACGGCGGCATCGGTCTCACCTGGTATTCGGGGGCAATCCTGTGCGCTTCGGCTACAGGAAACCAAAAGGCAATCCGCTTGCGCAACGTCCTTTACTCCCAGATGCGGAATCAACCCGACTGGGAGTGGATGGTCGGAGACCTGAGCTGATGGTTTCCTTACCGGGCGACAACGACCATAAGATTGACTACGTTGAAAAAAACGGTCAGCGTTATCGTGTGGGTGCATCACACCAGTGCTCAACGATCAGTGACGAACTTGTCAACCTAGTTCATGCTCACCATACGAAAGGCCTCGGTAGGCGACGCATTTGGATACTACTAAAATACTTGGGGCACGACATCAGCTTGAGCAGTGTTCGCCGAATTATCTCGGGGGAAGTTCGGGGTCAACTACCCCAAAAAAGCGTAAGCATTTATGACTAATGGACGCGAGCTAAGAAAACCCGGATTTAAAAAAGGCAACAAGCACTGGCAAAAACCGGGCGCAGTAAATACGCGTTTCAAGGAAGGCCATGACAAGAATCGCATCCCTTGCATCTATGACCTAGCGTTACGGAAAGCCGAGCTAGAAGGCTACGATTTACACGAAGCCATCTGGCGCGTAGTCAAAGTATTATTGCTGCAAGCCGAACACGGTGACCTACAGAGCGCGAAGTTAATTTTGGAACGCTTGACGCGCCCCGTGCCGACAGAACTAAAAGTTGAACAAGACGGGCATATTCAAATTGTTATCGACACGGGAGTACCCAAGCGTGCAGACGCGCGCGTAATCAGTATTGAAGAGCCATCGATTGAAATACCCCGAGTTGAAGAGACGAGAGACATTTTTAAATGAGTCGTCAACTATCGATTTCCTACCAACCAAGACGGTGGCAGCGCGAGTGTCATCTCGGGCGCAAGCGGTTCAGCGTTTATGCGTTGCACCGTCGAGCGGGCAAGACCGAGTTGGCGATCATGGAGCTGATCGAAGCCGCGCTAGCTTGTGAACTTGACCTCGGTGTCTTTGTCTATCTTGCACCTTTGCTGAAGCAAGCTGAGAGTGTGGTCTGGCGTCGGTTGCTACAAAAGTTGCAGCCTTTGACGAATGTGCCTGGCACAATCCACATTAACAACGCGGACCTTTCGGTGACGTTCGCGCACAACGGTTCGATGATCCGTTTGTTTGGTGCCAACAACCCAGACGCAATGCGCGGTATGCGTCTTGACGGTGTGGTTATCGACGAGGTTGCGCAGATTGAGCCGATGGTTTGGGATGAGATTGTGCAACCTGCGCTATCGGATCGTCTTGGGTGGGCAATTTTTATTGGCACGCCCAACGGCATCAATCTGTTCAGCCAGTTGTTTTTCTACGCCAAGCGGGATCCGCTTTGGCACGCGGCAGTCTACACGGTTTACGAAACGGACGGAGCCATTGACCCAGTAGAAATTGCACGTTTGCGGCGCCCAGACGTAATGACTGAGACGGCTTTTGCCCGCGAATACTTGTGCGACTTTAACGCTGCCGGTGACGATCAATTGATCTCGTTGGCAGATGCCGAAAACGCTAGCCACCGAGACTACACTGAGACTGACTTTGCGGATTCTCCGCGCATCATAGGCGTTGATCCTGCGCGATTTGGCAATGACCGCAGCACGATTGTGCGCCGCCAGGGTTTGCAGATGCTACCGGCCATCGCGATGCGTGGCATAGACAACATGGAGCTTGCTACGCGCACGGCAAGCCTGATTAACGACTGGCATCCCGACGCGGTATTCATTGATGCTGGCGCAGGTTCTGGCGTGATTGATCGCCTGCGGCAGCTTGGTTTTAATGTGTTTGAAGTTGCCTTTGGCGGCAAGTCATCCGAGCCTACGCTGTATGTGAACAAGCGCACGGAGATGTGGTGGTTGATGCGCGAGTGGTTGCGCTCCGGCGGTGCGATTCCCAACGACATTGCGCTAAAGCAAGAGCTAGCAACACCGTGCTACTTTTTTGACGCGCAGAACCGCCGCGCGTTGGAGTCAAAAGACGACATCAAGAAGCGGCTTAAGGATGGGGCATCCCCGGATCTTGCGGACGCTCTAGCTCTTACCTTCGCCGCCCCAGTGCTGCGAGCCTCAAAAATAGCTCGCCAGATGATGCAGTATCAGGAGCGTTTTGCTAAAGCTTCTAGCTTGTCAAGCTACAATCGTTTGCGGCACAACCTTAGGGCCCCATAAGGTCCCTATGTCTGTGCTAGCTTTGTGCAAGTGAACACCGGTATTTCCGACCCCACCGATTTTCGCGCTCGCGAACGGGTGCGCCAAGAGCGCACAGATCTTGCTCGCACCAAGCTGGAACAAGAAGCAGGGGACTTCCGTTGGCTGATGTCAGTCGAACGTGGGCGTCGGTTTATGTGGTTGCTCTTGGAGCAAGCCGGAATGGACTTATCGTGTTTCTCGCCAAACGCTGCCGAGATGGGGCGCATGGCGGGAGAACGCGAATACGGATTAAGGATGCAGAAGTTGCTGCGGCAGCACTGCCCTGATCTTTACGTAAAGATGACCGAAGAACAGCTTTGCCCGCAGCAGGCTGTGCCAGCAGGAAAACGATGACGTCGAACGTAATAGCCGGAAACACAACTCAAGGCACAACGACGACAAACCAATCGCCTCCAGTGGCGGCGGGCACGCCAACACCAGTCGCAAGCAGCAATGCTCTTGCGGCGGTGCCAAGCACGCCCGCGCCAACCACTGGGACATTGGTAGGCAAGACGCAGGAAGCGTCTCAGACGGGGGCCAAGGGTGGAGAATCCAAGGCCCCAGAAACTCCGCAAGGATCCCCCGAAAAGTATGCATTGAGCTCCCCAAACGAAAGCGCAGCTTTCGGTATGGGAGTAATGCAGCAATTTGAAGGCATCGCGCGTGAGTTGAATCTGAGCAACGAGTCCGCGCAGAAAGTTATCAATAGTCTAGTTCCCGCCCTTGAAGCGCAGCAGTCGAGTTATTTCACTGAGACGCTTACGGCATGGCGCGAAGCTACGATGAAGGACTCCGAACTGAGCGGTGGCGATGAAGCAAAATTGCAGGTCAACCTGCAACTTGCCGAAAAAGCCATCGATGTGTTCGGTGATGACTCGCTGCGCACGCTACTTGTGCAAACTGGCATGGGCAATCGTGCGGAGATAATCCGCTTTTTTGCGCATGTCGGTAAGACCGTCAGTGACGATTCGGTATCAAAAGGCTCTTCACCGAACATGCGTGACACGCGTGATCCGTTGGAGAAGCTCGCTGATACCTACAGATAACCTTAGAGGAATATAACGATGGCAGCACTTCCGACTACGCGACTCACTCTGGCCGACATGCTCAAGTATCTTGACCCGAAGGGCCGTGGCGCCCCGGTGGTTGAACTTCTCGCACAGCGGGGCATGAAGGAGATTCAGGGATACCTTGGGCTACAGCCAGGTAACCTACCCACGGGCCACCAGTTTTCGGTGCGCACCGCGCTCCCGACAGCCTACCTACGCGACTACAACGATGGTGTCACGCCAAGTAAGAGCGCCACGGCGCAACTTACCGAAGGCATGTCGATTATCGAAGCTTGGAGCGAAGTTGACTGCGCCGAAGCGAAGCTCAACGGCCAGGAAGCTTTCTACCGCGCGTCTGAAGGTGCAGCCTTCATCGAGGCGATGTGGCAGAAATATGTGCAGTTGTTCATGTATGGCAACGCCAAGGCTGACTCAAAAGAGTTCAACGGTCTTGCTACTCGCTTTAGCAGCCTGGCTTCAGGCAACGTGATTGACTGCGGTGGCGCGGCAGGCACGACCAACACCTCGATCTATCTGGTCAACTTTGGCGAAGACTTCTTTGGCATCTACCCGCTTGGTAGCGAGGGTGGCCTACAGAATGTTGACCACGGCAGGCAGATCATTCAGTTCTCCAACGGCAATCGCATGGCGGCATACGTGTCGCAGTATGTGATGAACGCTGGCCTTGTGCTGCGTGACTGGAGACGAATTGTTCGCATCGCCAACATCAACGTG